TGGATGGTTGCGACGTGATACGGAAGGCGCAAGTAGGCCGACGCGGATAGCTTCTGGCTCTGCGTTTCTGTATTCAGGTTGATTGCGCCTGTAGATAGTAGGAGCCAATAGCCCAACACTAATAGATTCAGGTTCCCCGTTATCATACACAAGATTGACAGTCCTTCGAGAAATAGCAGGGGGCAATAACCCAACCCCCAGGGATTCAGTGGTCAAGCTGTAGTCCTTCAGAACCGTCCTTCGATAAACGGAGGGTTCAGCAAGTCCCGGAGCAATCGAATCCCTAAACTCAATCGGATACAGTCGCGACGTCAGGATGACCTGATCCGGCCCCATGTCATCCTCCAGGTATACCCTATTGTCCATGTTCACGGCTTGGAACTCAACACGATTGTCGCCTGTCGGCTGCACGGACAACATCAGGGCTTCGTGCACTACCTGAGTCCTGCGACCAATATACACCACTGTCGGAGCGTTGGGGTCGTTCGTAACAGACACATCAGGCGGCATGGCGGCAAGGGTCACGGTGCGCCCGTTGATCGTCGCGGGGATCGGCGGGCTGGCAGTGCCGTCTGGCCTGCGAATCATCACGACAGGGTCGCCTCCGACTGGCTGAATGGTCTCGGACAGGGTCAGCACCAAGCCGTCATGGTCGACCACGAACGCCGACTGGCCCCATTCGGGGATGCCATCTTGCAGACCGACATAGTCCATGTAGTGCGAGTTCATCGCCGCCAGCTCGGTCGCCCCCTTGTAGACGGTGCGGCGATACGCAGCCATCCGTCGCCTGCGTGCCGCCAGACGCCACGCTTGTGTGCGACCCGTGACGCCCGGGGCGGTGATCTTCTCGACGCGCAGTCCCTTATCTCCTGGCAGCCGATAGGATTCGGTCATCATGCGGCCGGTGATGCGATCTTTATACTCGATATCCACGCCGTCGATGTCATCCGGCATGATCGTCTCAGTTGTCTCGGTCAGCGGAGTAACCAGCTCCTGCGGGCTGTACACCCGTGGCGGCGTGCCCATGCGGTAGGCATCTCTTGCGGCGCTGATCAGACCGCGTCGGATCGTCAGTTCGGCAAAACCGGCCTGCAGACAATAGCCAGCTATGGTCTTGAGCGTCGAAGTAGTATCGATGGACAAGTCGAACGTATCACCTCTGTCGTGCCAGATCTTGTGCAACGCACGGATGTGGTCCATGTCGATCAGCTCACGCCCGTAGCCGACCGTCTCCATCATATAGACGAAGAACGGCGCTATGTCGCGGGTCGGCTCCAGGACCTCCGGATCGTCCAGCGTTGGCAGCATGCGGGTGGACCGAACGGAGATCTTGTTCTCGGCCTGTCCCGACACTTTGTCGCCGGTGCGCATGCGCACGTGCATCAGTGTTATGCCTGGATACGACGTGGGGGCGCCTACGATCCGGGAACGCAGCCCCGCCCACTGGTGTTTGTCGATCTTCCTCGAGCTCGCGCTGGGGGCGCGGGAGGCGCCGACTCGGACCTCTACCCTCATCGGGCGCGGCAAGTCCACACGGATGGTGAACCCGATCTGGTCAGGCGTGGCGTCGGAAAAGTAGTACGGGACACTCTGCCACTCGGTCGTGCCCAGCTCCCGCCATTGAATCTGACCGTCAACTGACCTACCCCGCGCTTTGCCCTTCTTATTGTAGTAGATGAGGCCGTTCGGGAAGAAGATGTCGACCTCGAAGGCATCGGCCAGCTTGCCCGGTGGAACTGCGGTAAAGGGCCCTGTCCAGCCGCCTGGCAGTGACTCTCGATCCGCCTGGACTGTAGAGGTGGCGCCAGAAACGCTGTCAGGAAACCCAGACCAAAACTCGACACCATGCGGGCTGACGGTGATGGTGTTGCCGCTGATCGACAGCACCTCGTAAAGCATCCCTACTCGGCCAGCAGCGGTCACCTCAGTTCCGGTGCCGAAGTCGGCCCCGCTCACTACATAGCGCGCAGGGACGGCGGGGGCCGCGGCAACGCCTGGGGTGGTGGTCGGGGTGCCCAAGAGGTCGGCCACGTCGCCCGAGGCAGTGATGCTACCACCGGTCAGAGGCCCTGCCTGATACAGCTCCAGAACGGTGCCCTCGGCCCGCGCCTGAATCGGGGAGCTGTTCAGCTGGCTGTTCAACACAGCGACCAGCTCGGCGAGTCCGGCCACGTCGGTTGTCAGCAGCACGGTGTAATCTCGGCCACCGAACGTCAGAACTAGCGTGGCTGGGGTGGCGCCGAAGTCGTACCGGGCAGGCGCCCTCGAGCCGGTCAGGCGTGCCGGAGAGCCGGGGCTGCCCCCAGCCGGAGGCAGAATGGTGGAAATGACGTACTCCCCCTCCCGTTCCCCAGTCAGCTCGATCTCGTCGCCAGGGGCAAGTTCCAGGGAATCCAGCAGCTCTGACGATATCGCATTGCCGTTGAACGTGACTGGGTGCTCTGCCTCGACCTGTACCATCATGCCGGGTTCCCACGAGGGCGGGACGGGATCCGACCCGGTAATCGAGTTGCCCGCGAACGTCAGCTCCGTAAGCCATGGTATCTGCATACCGGCGTTACCAGCCAGCCCCAACGTCAGGCCCGCGCCGCCCATGTTAGTAAAACCGACCTCCTCGGGAGTGTGCCACCACTCATTGTAGGGCGCTGGGATTGTCTCGCCCGGATCGAAAAAGCGCAGCTCCAGATCATCCCCAAGCGCGGTGGCGGGCGTGTTCCCCACAAAGACCAAGTTCGGAGCTTTCTGGTAGTGGCCCACTCCGATGCAGAGAAGAGCATCAACCCACTGCTGGCGTTTGTTCACGTAGTACCGGCGGGGCGGAACGATGTAGTCTGGATGCACCAGCGGGGAGCCGGCGATCTCGGGGATGGGATCGCCCCAGCGAACCTGGTTAGCGAACAGACCAGGACCTTCCAGGGTTCTTCCCTGCCGTTGCGCACGTGGCTGCTCGGGTCTGATGAACGTCGCCATCACCGCTGCTGCCACCGCCAGACCGATTACCGCGCCCACCACGACGCCCTTAGCCTCTAGGTACAGATCGAGCTGATCATCAGGGCCGAAGAACGTCAGCCCCCACTCGGTGTGCTCGACCAGTCGACCGTTGAGCCACGCCGTCGGGTGATTGTCTGTTTTCTCATGGGCGTAGCCGGGAGCAACCGACCTGATCCACTCGGCAATACTTAGGCGCTCGGTTGTTTCGTGCGTTTCGAGCGGCTCGCCCTCAAGTCTGCTTGGATAAATCCGGATCGTCATAGAATTTCAGTACCCGCAGCTTGTAAATTTCTCGAAAACGATAAAGGGGGACCAGTCTTGCATTTTGACCGGGGTTTATCTCCAGTACGTGAAGTCCCAGGCCCGTCTGGTTGATGTCATGCACCACGAGGCCAACGTGCGTACAGTGTCCTGACCGCCGACGGAGAACCGCCACCACGCATCCCGGTACCGGCTCCGGTATTTCGACCATCTCCGCGGCCTGCTCGCGATAATGGGCGGTGAACCCCTCCGGGTCGTGCTGGTACTCGCCGCCGCGACTAGCCAGCAGCTTTCGTCCGTACAGATCCACACGTGCCGCGCGAGCCAGTCCCCAGCAGTCGTACAACACCTGCCCGTCGACTACCTCACCCCTAGCGCCGTCTTTGTAAACTGCCATCAAGTACCGCTCGATCATTGTGAGAACTCCAGGCACGGAGCTGTGTTGCTATCATACACCATTCTCGGCCAGCGCATGTCGATCAAGTCGAACAAGCCGGCGGTCACCTCGATATGATCCATCTGCGCGGTATACCGGCGAGATATAAGGTAAAGCGGGGGTTCTGCCGGCTCCGACAGGTCGCTGTACAGGTAACACCGGTAGATCACACTGACAACGGCCTGTGCCTCCTGCGCCTGCCTCACTAGCCGGGTTGCCTCTGGACGCACTCCGTCAAGCGCGAACGTCAAGTCCTGCGCCCCGGTAGTGTCTCGTTTTGGCAGAGACACCGCCATGCCCGAGGCCCTGGCCAGCAGCTCCCGTTCGTCCTCCGTGGTGATTGTATGATCCTGGTAATCCTTAACCAGCACAATGGGTTCGCTGCCCCAAGCCGTCGAGGTCAGTTCTAACGTGTGCAGAATCACGTCCCCGCCTTGTGCGTACACCTGCTCCAGTAGTGACATGCTTACCTCCCTTGTGGTTGCAGGCCGAACTTGCCCTGCACCGCGCTTGCCGTGCGGCCGCCGGCAGTAAAGTCGGCGATCCAGATATCAATAACGTCGGTGCCGTCTTGCCCGGTGGATTGCTCCACTTGCGTGCCAGGCGGGGCGTTGTGGACGTTGACAACTACGTTAGTGCTACTGCCAACGTTACTCGACGGTTGTGAGGGGAACGGGACCACGTTAGTCGGCAGGGCTTGCATGCTTCCCATAACCTCGTCAAGCGTGCGGTCCAGTTTCGCGCTGGTCTCGGCAGTCGTGACGCGCTCTCCCTTTTTCAGGTACCATGTACCATCCTCGGGGACCGACATGATGCCGTCGTGCGCCTGGCCCTGAATCGCCGCTACGTTCGCCATGCCCGCCGCAATAGCTGCGCTGGCAGCTGCTACCCCGAGAGCCGGGCCGACAATGGGGATGCCTGCCATAGCTGCGTAGGCGGCGGTAGCTGCTCGGTAGGTGTTGATGGTAGCTTCAGCGATGGCGGCCGCCTTGCCGATCGTCCGCGCCTTGGAGCTTTCACTTTTCTGGAGCGCGGACATTTGCCCGAAGAAGTCACCGGCCAGACTCAGCGACGCCATTTGCCGGGCCTTCTCGATCTCCGCTAGCTTGGCTTCGTGCTCCTGCTTGAGCGCTTCCTCTTGTGCATCCCACTGGGCATTCAGGTCGGACCGCTCCGCACGGAACTTGTTCAGCATCTCCAGTTGGGCGTCATACCACGCCTGGAGCTGTTCCTGCGCTTTGTCGATTTTCAGCAGTTCGCCAGCCGCCCCGCCGACTTCTGGAGCAAGGCCGCCGAACTCGGGCGCGGCTGAAAAAGCTGCCTCCGCTGCCCGGCTGGCCATTTTTGCATATTCGTCGCTGGAGATGCGCGTTGACGCAGCCATAGCGTCCAGTACAGCAATTCGCTCACGGAACTCGTCGGTCAGCCTTTCTTCATCCGTGCGCAGGTCCTTCACCAGCTGCCGATAGGCTTCCTCTTCCTCCTTTGCCTTTTCCAGCCCTGCTAGGGTATCGAGAAGACTTTGGGCGTATTCCAGTTGCGCGGCTGTTGCGCCCTGCATCGCGAGGTCGTAAATCTTGACCTCCTCGGCAGTCATGCCCCACGTTGCGACGGCGCGTTCAAGGGCCG